CACGGCGAGCCTCTGACCGAACTCGTTCTGCGCCGTCCGACGGTGCAGGAAGTGCGAGCGATCAAGGCGCTGCCGTACAAGATCGACAAGAGCGAAGAAGTCAGCCTCGACATGGACGTGGCGGCCAAATACATCGCCGTGTGCGCCGGCATCCCGCCGTCGTCGGTCAACCAGCTCGATCTGGCTGACCTCAACGCGCTGAGCTGGGCCGTTGCGAGTTTTTTCATGAGTGCGGCGTCGGCGCCATCACCGACCTGATCGCAGTCGCCTATGACCTGGCCTGGTTCTGGAAGGTTGACCCCGAACAGATGATGGCCAGGCCACTGGATGTGCTTCGCGAATCGCTGGAGCACGCGCAACGGATCAATGCGATGCAGCAGGTGCAGTGATGGCAGACGAAGAGAAGAAAACCCCGAAACCGGTGCTGATCACCGGCATCGATGAACTCTCGCCCAAACTGGGCGCCCTGCGCATGAAGGTTGAGAGTTTTAAAAACAATCTCGAGCAGACCGGCCTCGGCAAACTGGACATCAGTGGTCTGTTCAACGGCGGCAGCGTGATCACGCCGTTTGTAGACGGCATCAAATCGGCCGCAGCGTTCCAGGGCAAATTGAGCGAAGTCAGCGACACGGCGAAAACCGTCGATCTGCCCGCCGCGCCGACTGCTGCCACGCAGAACATGAACGTGTTCAGTGCGTCGATGCAGAAGGTTTCGGCGGCGGTGGACGCTGCGCTGGTGCCGGCGGTGGGGGCGTTGGTGGTCGGACTGGAGCCGATGCTGACGCAGGTCGGCAGCCTGCTCGCCGACAATCCGAAACTGGTCGAGGGCCTGGCGGCGGGGGCGATTGCCTTCTCCGCCATGCAAACCGCGGTCACCGGTATGACCCAGGTGATGGACGTCATGAGCATCGTGCTCAAGACCAACCCGATCATGCTGATCGCCATGGGCATTGCCGTGGCGGCCGGTTTGATCGTGGCCAACTGGACACCGATCAGCGCGTTTTTCACAGGGATGTGGGAAGGCGTGAAAAACATCGGTGCGAGTGCAATGGCGACGTTGCGCTCGGTACTTGACTGGCGGCCGCTGGCGGCACTGGCTGCGCTGTGGGAACCGGTCACGGGATTTTTCTCGGCTATCTGGGACAAGGTCACGGTCGTGACGGCGCCAGTGATCGACTTCTTCAAGTCGGTTTTCGCGTGGTCGCCCGCGGGGATGATCATTGAAAACTGGGGGCCGCTGACCGGTTTGTTCTCGGCGATCTGGGAATTGCTCGAGGCCTTGAGTGTGCCGGTGATGGCGTTTCTCAGAAACCTGTTCGATTTCTCGCCGATGCAGATGATTACCGATGCGTGGGGTGGTGTCGTGACGTTCTTCGAACCGATGTTCACCACGCTGCAATCGGCCGTACAAAGCACCCGGGATATCCTGCGCACGCTGTTCGATTTTTTCCCGATGGAAATGCTCACCAGCGCCTGGGGTGGAGTTGTCGGGTTCTTCGAACCGATCTGGATGGCGCTGCAAACGTCTGTGCAGCGAGTCAGGGGCTTTTTCACCAGCCTTTTCGAGTGGTCACCGCTGGAGCAGATTGCCCAGTATTGGCAGCCGATCGGTGAGGTCTTTTCGGCGCTCTGGGGCGTTGTGTTGGCGCTGTCCGCGCCGGTCGTGGACTTTCTGCACAGTCTGTTCGAATGGAAACCGCTGGATCAGATCATCGAGAGTTGGGGGCCGATCACCGAGTGGTTCGGCGAGTTGTGGCAAAAGCTGCAAACCGTCATCGCGCCGATCAAGGAGTTGTTCGACGGTGGCTTCGCCGGACTGATCGCCAACGTCACCGGCAAGGTTGAAACTCTCACTGAAGCACAACGCCAGACCAATGCCGAAGGCAAAGGCGAACTGGCGCCGGCGTTCTTCGCTGCCAGTCCGGCGCCTGCTGGCAACGGCACACTGCAAAGCGGTTCGTTGCCACAAACCTCCAGCGCGCTGATCCAGCAAAGCGCCGCCAACAACCGTACGCAGCTCGAAGGCGGGCTGACCGTGCGCTTCGAAAATGCGCCGGCAGGCCTGCGCACCGAACAACCGCAAACCAATCAACCTGGCCTGGCCGTGTCTTCACGCATCGGCTATCGCTCGCTGTCGATGGGAGGTTCCCAATGAACTGGCGTGATCGTTTATTGCCGGCATCCTTTCGCGGTGTCGGTTTCTGGATCGACCAGGCGAAAACCCCGGTCGGGCGCAAAGGGCAGTTGCATGAATACCCGCAACGCGACCTGCCGTATTTCGAGGACCTCGGCCAGCAGGCCAAGACCCACGATCTGACCGCGTTCATCATCGGCCCTGATTGTCTGGAGCAGCGCGACAAGTTGCTCAAGGCGCTGGAGGAGGGCCGTGGTGAGCTGGTGCATCCGTGGCTCGGACGCCTGCAAGTCAAGGTCGGCGAGTGCGACATGACCCACACTCGCCAGGACGGTGGGTTGGTGACGTTCGCCTTGAAGTTCTATCCCGACCAACCCCTGCCGTTTCCGACCGCCACGGTCAGCACGCAGAAAGTGCTGCTGGCCAAGGCCGACACTCTGCTGGGTTCGGCGGTGGCGCGTTTCGAACAGGCGATGACGCTGATCAAGGCAGCGCGGATCGGCATCACCAACCTGCGCAACAGCCTCACCGGGGTTTACGAGGTGATCAAGGAGCAACTGAAACCTTTGATCGAGCAGTACCGGCAGATCACTGAACTGGTCAAAGCCGTGAAGGAATTGCCCAAGGAAGTGGCGGCGGAATTCAAGGGTTTGCTCGGCGATATCAAGGAGCTGAAAGCGTTCGCCAAGGAAGGCTACCGTGGCGTGATTGCCGACGTGTCGCAGCAGCTCGAAGCGATTCGCAAGGCTGATGCGCCAAAGATCACCACGGGCAGGGACACCAATGCCGCAGCGCAGGCGATGGCCGATCTGGTGCAGGACACGATGCTGGTCAAAGTGGCGCAGTGGGTGGCGTCGATGCCGGTGGCGACCACGCCGGTGAAGCTGGCGTCGACACCGTCGGTGGCTCAACAGTCGACGTCGCCGGTGAGTCGTCAGGAAGTTCCCGTCAGCGATGACATGCAAGCGCTGCGCACAGCGGTGACTGCAGCGATCGACCCGATGCTGGCGAAAGCCGGACCTGCGCACTTCCAGGCCATCAACGATGTAAAGGAAGCGCTCGTGGCTCATCTCAAAGCGGTGGCGTCCTCCGGCGTGCGTCAAGTCAGCAAATCGTTTCAGGAAAGCTTTCCGGCAGTGGTCGTGGCCTACAAACAGTTTGGCGACGCCACGCGGGTCGAAGAAGTGACTCAGCGTAACGCGATAACCCATCCCGGTTTCTCGCCCAACGATGTGAAAGTCTCGCGGGAGTGACGCCATGAACGAGATGGACAATCACGTCACGCTGACGGTCAACAATATGGAATACGGCGGCTGGAAAAGCGTCGAAATCACTGCTGATCTGGAGCGCCAGTTCCGCACCTTCAAGCTCGACATTACCTGGCAATGGCCGGGGCAGGCCGTAGACCAAAGGATCAAACCCGGCGACCCCTGCGAGGTAAAAATCGGCAAGGACCTGGTGCTCACCGGTTACGTGTTCAAAGCACCGATCCGCTATGACGGGCGGCAGATCAGCCTGACCATCGAAGGCAGTTCCAAGACCCAGGATCTGGTCGATTGCGCCGCTCGCAACCTGCCCAGCCAATGGCAGCAACAACCCTTGCTGACTATCGTCCGCGATCTGGCGAGCGAATATGGGCTGTCAGTGGTCAACGAGATCAGCGAAACCACACGCCTGGCCAAACACACCATCGTGCCGGGTGAAACGGCATTCCAGTCGATCGACCGATTGCTCTCGCTGCTGCGGGTGTTTTCCACCGACAACGAGCTGGGCCAGTTGGTGCTGGCCAGACCCGGCAGCGGTGGCCGCGCCAGCGATGCGCTGGAGCTGGGCAAGAATATCCTGTCGGCCAGTGCGCCAATGGATTTCAGCAAGGTGTTCTCCGAGTACCGGGTGATCGGCCAGCAAAAAGGCTCGGATGCGAAGAGCGGCGCGGCGGTCAGCGAAGTCGAGTCGACCGCGGCCGATCTGAGTTTCAAACGGCGGCGCACCACGGTGATCAATGAAGGCACGCAACTGACCTTTGAGTTGGCGCAGCAGCGTGCTCTATGGGAAAGCGCGACCCGCATGGGCCGCGCGCAGACCACCACCTATCAGGTGCAGGGCTGGCGGCAAAGCAATGGCGATTTGTGGCGCCATAACACGCTGGTCAAGGTCAAGGATCCGGTGCTCGATTTCGATGGTGACATGCTGATTTCCAAGGTCACTTATTCGCTGTCGGCGCAGGGATCGGTGACCACCTTGCAAGTGGCGCCGCCGCATACCTTTGATCCTGATCCGACTCCCCCGAAGCAAACCCAGGCCTGACGCAGGATCCTGCTGGCGACAATGGCCCCTGTGGGAGCGGGCTTGCCCGCGATAGCGGTCGTGACAACAAATACATTTTTTCCCTGACACACCGCCATCGCGGGCAAGCCCGCTCCCACAGGGTTTGTGTCGACAAAGTCTAAGGAAACCCATGAGCCTACTGACACGCCTGCTGGCGCGCGGCACTGTCGTGCTCGCCAATTCGGCTTCGAAACTGCAATCGCTGCAAATGCGCCTCACCGCCGGTGAAATCAACGACGACCTCGAACACTTCGAACCCTACGGTTTCACCAGCCATCCGCTGGCTGGAGCCGAAGGGATCGTCACCTTCATCGGCGGCGACCGTTCCCATGCCATCGCCCTGGTCATCGCCGACCGCCGCTATCGCCTGCAAGCACTCGCTGCCGGTGAAGTGGCGATCTACACCGACGAGGGCGACAGGATTCACTTCAAGCGCGGGCGGATCATCGACATCGAAACCGCCACGCTGAACATCCGCGCCAGTAGCGCGGTGAACTTCGACACGCCGGTGATCAACCAGACCGGCAAGATCGTCTCCACCGGTGATCAACTGGCCGGCGGCATCAGCCAGATCAAACACGTGCATGTTGGCGTGCAGGCCGGTAACGGTCAGACCGGCGCGCCGGCAGGAGGCCAGTGATGTTCATCAGCCAGAACCTCCACGCCGCACTGACCCGCGCGGTGCTGATCAGCCTGTTCACCTGGCGTCGCGCCGCTGATGACGACGCCCTCGATGACGAAGAACGCTTCGGCTGGTGGGGCGACAGTTTTCCCACGGTTGCCGACGATCGCATCGGCTCGCGGCTATGGCTGCTGCGCCGGGTCAAGCTGACCCGACAAACGCAAATGGACGCCGAATTTTATGCCCGCGAAGCCCTGCAATGGCTGCTCGACGACGGCCACTGCAGCGCCATCGACATCCTCAGCGAACGCCTCGACGCCCAGCGCCTGAACCTGCGCACGGTCCTGACCCTGGCCGACGGTGAACGTCTGGACATCAACCCCGATAACAGTTGGCAGGTGATC